TGGACGAACCCAGGCAAGGCGTTGTGCGCCAGGCCGATGAAACCCTCAGTCAGGGGGGCGATGAACTGGCCGACCGTGTCGAACGCTTTCCGGATCTGCGGCAGGTCCCGCACCAGCCCGGCCTTGACCATGTCCAGGGCGTGCGCGACCGGCCCGGCGAGCCCGGCGGATGCCTGCTCGAACCCGTTGACGAAAGTGCGGCCCAGGCTGGTGCCGGCCTTCTCGACGGCCGGGTCCCCCTTCTGCAGGTACCCGCCGAGTCCGGCGACGCCGACGACCCCACCGGCGGTGATCGCCCCGGCGACCGCAGCGATCAGCGGCCCGGACAGCAGCGCCCCGGCGGCGATCAGCCCGGGCATCAGCCCGGACGAGAAGTTCCGGGAGAACGATGCGCTCGAGGCCATGCCGGACTTGCTGGCCGCATCCTCGAGCTGGTGGAGGCCGGACTCGGCCTTGGCCTTGTCGACGTCGGCGTCGATGTTGACGGTCTTGCCGTCGATGCGGTCCGCGAGGCGTTGCAGGTCCGCCAGCTTGGCTTCGGCGGCTGTGACGTCGGCGTCGGCCTTGACCTTCACGTCACCGGCCGCGTCGGCGGCGGCGGTCTTCAGGTCGGCGAGTTTCTGCTGCGCGGCCGCGATGTCGGCGTCCACCTGGACCCGGATCACGGTCTGCCGTTTGGCCAGGTCGTCGGCCTGGTCGCGCATCACTTTCAGCTTTGCGTCGGCTGCGGCGATGTCGGCGTCGATCTTGATTTTCGCGTCGCCGGTCGCCGTCTTGGCCTGCTCGCGGAGCTTGGTCAGCTTCTGCTCGGCGGCGATGACGTCGGCGTCGATCCGCAGCTTCTTCGCGTTGAGCTCGTTGAGCATCCGCTCGACGTCGCCCTTGAACTTCTTGGCCTTCGCATCCGCCGCCGCGAGCGCGGTGCCGGAGTCGTCGCGGCCGCGGACGACGATCTCGATATCGTTGCTGTCGCTCACCCACCTGGGTCACCACCCTCCGACAGGTCGGGCTGGCCGCGGTTCTCGATGCGGATCAGCTGCAGCAGCTCCGCGTCCTCGGCGAGGACCGCGGACGGCAGGACGTGGAACCGGTCGCAGAGCGCGAGGATCGCCTGCGCCCGGCTCAGCTCGGCGGGCTTACCGGCAGGGACTCCATCGGCAGTGACACCTCCGGGGCAGTCGGCCCAGGAGTCGAGGGACCGCCCAAAGGGTCGGGGACACCCGCCGCGGCGGTCATCCATTCCCTGGCCAGACGGGTCACGTCCGGGATCTCCAGCAGGCCCAGCCCGGCCCGAGTGGCGGGGATCGGGTCGCCTCCGTCGGTGAGGTTCCAGTCGAGGAGCCCGCCGGCCATCACATCCAGGACGGGGGCGAGCTGCCGGATCTGCTCGGCCTGGCCGGTGGCGTGAGCGGCTGCATCGACAGCCTCGGTGAGGGTCAGGAGGTCATCGACGGACAGGGACCGCATCCGCACCTGCGCCCCGGCGAGCTCCGTGTCGTCGGCGAACACCAGCTTGAAGACGCGGCGGGAGATCTGATGGCCCACGGCGGCGGTCACGTCCAGGTCGGCGCGGTGCCGTTGGACAGGGCCCCCGGCACCGCGAACGTGAGCTCCGCGGACGCCGACCGGGTCAGCGGGTAGTCGGTGAGGATCTGCTCGGCGGTCATCGTCTTCGACGCGATCGTCCAGATGCACGTCCGCGACACGGACGTGGTGGGGATCGTGGAGAACACCAGGTGGGACAGGGCGGCGTTGAAGACGCCGTTCAGCGTCGAGGAGAAGTCGGCCAGGAGCAGGAGCCGCTCCATCGCGGCCTTGTCGAGGCCCGTGGTGTCCTGCACCCCGCGCGGCGTGGCGAACTGGAAGTTCGTGATGTCGTTGCGGACGTCGGTGGCGGACGTGCCCGTCGAATCATCAACTGTCAGCGTCGTCCACGACAAACCGGACTGTTTGGCCAAAGCTGGTCACCCTCTCTGGATCTGGTCGGCGATGCGCTGCTGATGGGTCCCGAAGTCGTCGATCCAGTCGTCCGGGCGGGTGTGCCGGTAGACCTCACCGGTCGGGTTGCCGCGCCAGTCCCCGCCGCGGCGCAGGAACAGCTCCTGCCGGTCCAGCAGCACCCGGTGCGTCGACGCACGGAAGCACGGCTGCCCCGGCGGGAAGGTGAACCGCAGGAACCCGTCCTCGGTCCGCTCCTCGACCACCCACCGCCGGCCAGAGGACCGGATCGTGCCCTCCTCGAGGGAGCCGGGCAGGACGGTGGTGGCCCACCCGCGCTCGTGATGCTCGCAGCCGACCTCCTGGCAGGTCGCGGCCCGCCAGTGGGTGGTCAGGGGTGAGACGACCTGGTAGGTCTGCATCGCCGCCGCTGGCAGCAGCGGCTGGATCCGCTGCCCTTCCGGGCTGGGTACGGTCATCAGAACGCCACCTCTGTGACGTTGCGGGCGAACATGACCGCGAACACTGCGGAGGTGAAGGTGCCGGTAGTGACGGCGCGGACGTACCGGCGGACCGTGGCGTCCCGGGCACCGGCCAGCCGCTGCCAGCCGGGGCCCGGCGCAGCAACCGCGGTGAACGCGGCACCGGTCAGGGCCGCGAACCCGCTGCCCGCGGACGCGGAGTCCTCCAGGGCGACCGTGACCGACGTGCCGGCCACGGAGAACACCTGCACGTACGCCTGCCACCCGAACGCCGTGGTGACATCGGTGAGATCGACTGAAGTGCCGTCCGTGGCTGCAGTGTCGGTCCGCTTCCCGGCGGTCAGCAGCCGGCCCCATTCGAGGCCGTACCCGTTCGCGACGGCGTCGACGGCCAGGAGCAGTTCCCCTTCCCGGCTGCGGTCCGGGTCGTAGTTGGTCTGCTTGCCGATCATCGCGGCTGCGGGGTTGCCGAGGGTGGTGCCCCGGCAGTACATGAGGTGCACGTCCGTGGTGGGCAGCGTCGAGAGGAGCGCGTGCTCCTGACCGGCTGCCGGGTTGAAGAAGCTGGTCCAGGCCATGGCGCCGTCCCGGCCGCCGCCGATCCGCTCGTGCGCGTCCTTGTTCAGGCCGGTGGTGTCGAACAGCTTCGCTGGCCCGCCGGAGACACGGCGCAACTGCTGGGTGTCTCCGGACAGGTCGACGCCGGCGGCGTAGAAGTTGTCGCCGAGCGCGGATTCCTTTGCCATCCGTCAGCCTCCTGTTCTGCGGGCTCGGTAACTCCGCGCCACGTCCCGCTTGTAGCACTGCCGGCACTTTCCGAGCGCATGTGGCGGGCGCTCTGGATGTCCACACGAGTTGGCAGGAGCAGGCTCGCGCTTTTGTGCACCCGTACGCCATCTCACGTAACATGCCGCGCACATTCCGCGCGCCTTGTGGCACCTATCTGGGTGTCCGCATTCGTTCTCGCGTGCAGGCCTGTCGTAGTAGCTGCTTCGGCGCTTGTTCAGCGCCTGCTCATCCCAGGTCGCCCACCGGCAATTACCGGGCTCATAGTCGCCGTCGTTGTCGATGCGGTCGAGCGTCGTACCTTCACAGCGCTCCCCCATATCTGCCAGGAAGGTCGCAAAATCGAACCAACGTAGGCACACCTTGATGCCCCGTGCGCCGTAGTGCTTCCACGCAGGATTCGCGGGGTTGGTGCAGCGTTGGATCATGCTGGTCCACGTGTTATACGTAGGTGTTCGATCCTGCCCGTGCTTGCCATGGCCGTGCTTCTCGCGAGTGCCGTTCGCGCGGCGAGTTGCTTCACGCTTCGCAATAGTCTCTGGCGACAGCTTGCGCCCAAGCATTGCCGTTCGATTCTTGGCCCGGATTTCGGGTGTGCGCTCATATGTCATGGACAACATTTTACCCTCCATCCTTACCTCACCTGGGGCCATAAATTGTCCACGATCAGCGGGACGGTCACGTCGATCACCCGGTAGACGGTGTCGTCCTGGGTCAGGTACCCGGGCTTGGCGGCGATGGGTGGGCCGTGGGCTCCGAGCACGTCGACCTCCACGCTCGCGCCGAGGTCGAGGTCGCCGATGACCGAGCCGATCAGGGCGCTCGCTGCGGCGAGGATCTCCGGGTCCACGCGGTCCCCGTCGACGATCGCCGGGAGGGGCCGGAAGATGCGGGCGAGGAACGCGAGCCGGGCGCTGGTGGTGGCGAGGCCGGACCGGCGGGGGATCGCTCGCAGGTCGTCGACCCAGACGGCGCAGGACAGGCCCCGGCCGGGGGCGTTGGCGGGTTCGTGGCCGGCGACCCGGTCGAACAGACCCAACGCGGCGGCGTGGTCGATGACCGCGGCGTGCAACCCGGCAGCGTCCAGGGTCACCGGATCACCGCCAGGTGCCTGGCCACGACCGGCGCGGCGAGCGCCGGGATCTGCTCGACGACCAGGTTGGTGGCGTCACGGAAGGAGTGGTAGCCCTTGAACCGGGTCGTCTGGTTGCGCTTGGAGACGCCTTCGAGCCAGGGACCGTAGATGATGCCCCGGTCGGTGACGTGCGCGTCCGGTCGCTGGTCGCGGCGCAGGATCTGCGTCTCGTAGTACGGCGTCGGGTACTGGATGTTCTCGTTCAGGTACTGGTGGACGTTCGCGGAGGCCTGGTCGGCGACGGTGCGGGCCACATCCCAGGCGATCTCGGCGACCTCGTCGGCGGCGCGGCCATCGAACATCGGACCCGTCAGGGTCACCGTGGCGGCGCTCATATCGCACCGATCCGTGCCTTGCGGCCGTGCGCGGCGTACACGCGGTCCCGCAGGTCGGACAGGGCACGGCCCGACGCTGGCCGGGCGTTGTCTCCCGAGCCGACGGTCCGGGCGTACCCGGATGCCTGCTGAGCCAGCGCATCCAACGCGTGGGCGACGATGTACTGGTTGACCAGTGCCGGTGGCAAATGCCGGGTGAGCGTTGCCCCGGTCAGGTGGGTGGCCGCAGTGGTGCCGGCCGCGGCACGGACAACGGTGAGAGTCCGGGGGGCGTAGATCGCGGCACCGGACGCGTGCGCGGCGACCGTCGTGCCGTCCCAGCCGCGGCGCACCACCAGCGTTGTGGCGGCCACGTCGTCGACCAGGAGCCGCTCAGCCTCGACCAGGAGCGTCTCCCCCGCGAACCACGTCCCACCGGAGACGGTCAGCGTCTGCCCGGCCGTCGACGCGGCCAGCCCTGCACCTGCCACGGTCCTGGTGGTGTCGGCCATCGTCTTACCG